ATATGCACCCCTTACCAGAATGAAACGATGAGTAAATCAGCCTCGCCATAATAACCAAAATTTCCGGCGTTGTAGAAATAATAGAAATAACCCTCTTTTGTAATGCCGCAACCCTTAAACCATTTAGCATCAGCACTTTGAGAGGCTGCATTGTTTTTAGGGTAACCTCTACCGAACGAAAAAGTTCCACCGTCTGGAATATCACCATTAGGAAAGAATACACGATTTTGCAAAGGCTCTCCATGTATCCAGTGGCCGCTGCCTAAATCATCAATTTTGCCACTGCCTGGTCTGTCGTTAAAATACATTGAGTAACGATTATTAAAGTCATGAATTTTGTTCATATCGCTATCATTAAAATAACGGCCAGTAATTTTATATACGGAGCTTTCACGCATTTTAACGTTGGTTAGGTAGTATAAACATCGCTCGTAATTATATCCTGCCGGCAAGTTGATTTTTTGTCCGCTAACTACATGTAAGCTCATAAAATTGGTATTTTTTAGAGGTTCGCCATTAGCATATACACTGTTGGCGTCAATTCTTGAACCTGTAATATTTACACCTCTAATATTGCCGTCAGCGTCAACGCTAAACGTATTAGACGCATTTTTGATAACAGTACCAGTAATTGTGCCGCCCCTTAAATCACCAATATTGGCAGTGATAGATGATAAACTATCGACTTGCATTTTATCGGCAGTAACAGAACCGGCTTGCAGCATTTTCTTCGTGATGATGTTATCATCAAACAACGCTTGACCTGTAACATGCAATAATTTACCGTCAATTCTGGTTCCTGCTGGTGTTAAGTTGATACGGCTTATAATTTCTCGGCCGTCAAGGCTATTGAGTGCATTACTTACTTTTAACTCAATACCATTTGAGATTTGAGTTATTTGCGTACCTAAATTAGTGTTTAGATCATTAATGCTATGTTGAAACGCATTGGCTTGGTCGATAAGTTTGCTTTGAAAACCGTCAACGCTAGTTTTGACTGTTCCAACTTCATTTTTTAAAGCCTTTACTGCCTTGTCCATATCAGATATGCCAAGTTCTTCCATATCTAGCAATTTGCTATCGATTTTGGCTTTTACAGTAACATTTGTTGCATCGGTTCTTGGCCCCTCACCAAAGATATCGACATAAGCAACTTTAACGGAGTAAACACCGGCCTCGATAGGAATACTCATTGCGTTAGTAGATGTAAAATATACAGTATTATCAACATAGACATTGGCACCCTTGCAACCAGTTGGAATGTTTTCAAATACTACTCCAATACCGCTAATAGTACCAGTTAATTTGACATTCGTAGGCTTAGGTGGAATTGGTACATTATATGTAACCTCAGCCGGTGCACCATAGCCTTTTGATGGGTTATGTGCATACAAATAGACTTTGCCACTACGTTCACGCAGCATGCCACTATATGTAGTGTTGTTACTTTTACCAATCAGACCATCGGTTTGCCCTGTTCGTGTATCTAAACGCAATTCGTAAAAATCAACGTCGGCGTTGCGAACTTCAAGCCAGTTGAAATTGGCTTTATCACTAAAGGTAATAGAAAAGCCTTGCGGTGCATTAGGAACTTCCGTTTTCATGGCAACAGTAATGGACTTTGTAACACCTTGCGAAGTGTTTCCATGTACGTCCTTGACGATAGCCTTTACTTCATAAGTATGTCCAAGTTCGCAACCACTAATAGAGATTTGACCGTTACCATTTCCGCCATACTTCCATTTTGTATTGCCCTCACGATACCATAATTCGACCGTGTCAAAACTATTGATTTGAGGTACATCAAATTGAGCTACTACATCAAAAGACAATACACCGTTACCAATTTCATAATACTTAGTGAATAACATTAAATTATCAACTTCTGGAATATAGTAAGGAACGATTTTATAAGTGTACTCTTGCACCTCATCAAGCCCCTGTTCATTACTACCGAACAGATTTAACGAAGTGAACTTGAGATATACTGTCTTATTTATATCTTCCTTACGATAAGGGTAACGGAATAATGCCTCGTCAACTCTGACAAACCGTTCATTCGCATTATGGTTAATAGCATTAGTGCCATATTGTCCACGAACTAAACCTTTTAGCGTATACCAATTATCCGGATGAGTTTCTACAGTTTCATAGCTCAATGCCTCGCCATTTATCCAACACAACGTATTGGCACGTTCAGCATCGATATGTGTTACAGTTTTCAACACACCTTGATTGAGTACTACATCACATACATTCGCAGACTTATCAAACGCATTTTTGGTTCTGCCCATTCTAGCTTGTTGAGTGATAGATCCTATACGACGATAATTTTCGCCTGTATCAGATACCCATACGGAGCAACCACCCCAACCGCTTGGAGCGTTAACCCCAACGAATACCTGATTGCCACCAACATCGCCAACGGTTTGGAATATAGCAACATCATTTACGCTTGGTGCAGCTTGGTTATAATCAATAAAAGGTCGCTCGTTTTCATGCACATTGTACTTGGCAGGAGCATATGTCCCTGGTGGTTTGCCCTCGGCAGTTATTTCTAACTGTCCGTCTGCTGCCTCAGATACAGAAGTTATAACGACAATTTGATTGTTTAAGCCACATAATTCGTCAGTTAATGTAACAAGGTCGCCTGGCTCCAATCTACAGAACGCCCAATCTAAATGGAATGTATATTGGTTTTTAGCATATAGCCGTTTCATGGCTAATTGCTCAGCATAGTATTGTGCCCTAGCCTTAGTATATAGATAATGTGCAGACTTCTTGGAGGCCGGTTTTAAGCCATTTTTTTGCACATCGGCTACAACCTCGAAAGCGACTGTTTCCTTTTCATAACTATTTGCACGATTAATGAATTCAACTGTAGCTTGGTTATAACTTTCTGAGCTGTCCTTTCTCTTATATACAACTAACTGTCCATCGCTAGCCGGAATAAGATCATCAGCATTTAGGTTATATTGAATTTGATTATATGGGCTCCATGTTCCTATAGGCTTATCGGCTAAAGGTACGATTTTAAGGCGGTCTGTAGACCAAAAGACAAGGCTGTTTGTAATTTCAGCTATATCATTAATTACAGTTTGAGCCTTTGTGCTTTTACTGTCCGGCGGTGTACTGATAAGAATATCAGCTGCCTTGCAATATTCCCTGTAGTGTTCCAAGCCGTCAATATTAACATCATCAATGCCGATAGACTTCAACACATGCACAATATAATCGGCAGGGTTAACGTCTACACCGTCGCCAGTTTCTAGGAGTTTGCCTTTTATTTCAAAGTTGTATTGCGGTAGACTTCCTCGTTCGCCTAAATCAACTACACCGGCCATGTATGCCAAGCCACTATAAGGCAATGCCTTATCCGGATGCTTAGATAAAACATAAGGCCACGGAGCTTGTCCATAATCACCTTTATAGGCCGTAAGCTCAATCTTTTCATTAGGATAGTCATATATTTCCTTATCTCGCCATACTTTACCTATACCCTGTATAGGGCCCTCACATAAGCCAATCGCACATGCGACTGTATATGTGTAGGTTATTTCAGTATGTTTTGAGCCGCCACCTTTACCAGTTCGTGTTGTGGTTTTGTGTTCATGAGGGGTGAAATCATCATAATAAATAATGTTGCCACTCAATCGTGTGGTGCCAAGTACTTCTGGAACCACTTCACCGTATGATGCCGTGTTGATTTGAAAATCGCCTATCATATCAGCTCGATTTGTAGTGTTATGCCCTCGACTAAATAGAAAGCCCATTATTTGCCCCCTTTCCTAAACCTATAAACCGCACGTAAGCGACTTCTGCCTTTTGCGTCATAGAATAATACATCGTCAATAGATGAATAGATAACGCCTAGATCAACAAACGCATGCACGACTAAATTATTGCCAACATAGATTGCACCATGAGAAATGCAACGTCCATATTGGTATAGTAGAAAATCACCGATGCGAATATCATCAATAGGAACCTCGTCCGCTACTTTTTGAACGTACTTCAAATACTTTTCTTCACTACGATGTAAATGCCATTCGTTGGAATAATTCTCTATTTCTAATGCATCTCGTTTCATGAGACCACTATCGACCAGTGCAGCAACCAACAAATAGGAGCAATCGACGCCAACACCATGAACCATAGTATTATTTTGATACGGTGTGCCTATCCACTTCTTTGCAGCATCGGCAATCATTTCACCTGTTGTCAATTTCATCGTATTGTCTCCTTTAACGGAACATAAGGAGTTGCCCTGTTCCTACTAAAATTATTGAACTTAGCCTTGCAAGTTGTAGGCGTTTTGTCGCACCCTGGATAGATATATGCCACATCGCCAACATGAGGTGCAGTATTGGTCGCACTCATATAAACGATTGTATTCGTAGCACTATCCATAATTTGAGTTGCTTGCCCTGATAATGGTCCGCTTATCCATTCCATACCACCGGCAGTGTAATAGCCCTTTTCAAAACTAGTGTCAATCTGCACGGTATTGGTACCAGTAACCGCTGTTACAGTAACACGCTTACGATACTTCGTAATATCAACGCCACACTCTTTGGAATATACGGAGTATGGACATTGTGGATAATATCGTCTGTTAGGGTATTCAATATTGAGCCTTTGGACTACTGATTTTGCATTTATTTTCAACGCAAAGCCACCGCCCTGTGTTACTTCACAAATACCCTTGAACAGATCAATGCATTCGATAACGTTTCCATTATCACCAAAGAACGCACGTCTCAAATTTAAAGTGGCACCGTCTAAACCACCATTATGTGCAACAGTTAAGACAGGAACACCACCTATTTGGTCGGACTGATTAGCAGTTATTGTAACGTTCAATTTATCAACGCTAACAGTACTGCTTGTTGCAATCTTTTCACGGACAATAATTGGCCCATCGCCCTTGTATGTGTTTCCGCCATAGCTAACATCAATGTCAGTGTCCGCCCAGTAGTAAGAAATACCACTTTTGAGTTTGAGTTCATATAAGTCGCACGATACAAACGTCTGTGAGTTGCTTAAATGAACGCTTAAAGCCTCGCTAACTTGTTTCATTTATAATCACCTCACCGTAACCAATTTAAACGATTTAGACTTAAATATGTCTTTAAAAACGGCCTCGTCAGTGTAGTCGCCACTGAACATGACTTTCCAGTAATATGTGTAGTCAGCTGTAATAATGGCAGTTGGTGCCACTCTTACCCCTGGTGCTAATCTAATAACACCCTTATCCGATATTGCATTTACCGGTGAACCATTAGCATATAATTTGAGCTTTTCAATATGTGCGACTGGTTCCCTAAAATCACCATACAAGCGAACTGCTTGCCATTCAGATTGAGCCCCAGTACCTAAACGAATACCCTTTTCTTCGCAGTCCTCTGGATCTAGCCATAAGAATGGAACTGTACCACCTTTTACAGATGCATAAAAGCCCATAAGACGCTTATGTTCTTCTGGGCTTAATATTGCGAATTCTGTTGTAATAGTGTACTGAGGATATTGCCAAGTAGTCATAGTTCGCACTCGACCACTCCCTGTACGTTTTATCTTAGTGTCCCACTTTTGAGCCTTTGTAGACTTCCACGCAAGGGTTTTTATATCTGGGAATTTTAATAAATCAGCCATTACCATGTACCCTCCGTAGCCACGAATTCTCGATTTTGATTAACTAAAAATTGACGTAAAGAACGACCTGCCGAATTCTCTAACCAATCACCAAACGAATGAGCGTCCATAGCGGATACGTTAAACGTAATGCCACCAGTAGCACCACCACCGGCACGTGCTATGCCTGCACCCATTTCGTCGTATGTGCTTTCACTTAGAGGTAAAACGGCCTCTTTATATTTGCCCTCGCCAATCTCAGCATAAGTAGAGCCATAAGCCACACCACCGTTTGCCATCTTTGGTAAGTCTAATTTTGCGGATCCTAACGATGCAAAACTTGTTGCACCATTAGCAAGTGAAAGCCCTGCTCCTGCGGTAGTATTGGCAGTCCATGCAGCCATGCCGGCCACGGCACTTGCACCAAATGTTGCCATACTAACTTGTTGAGCCAATGCAGACCATGCCGGATATTGAGCATTAGCCGCAGCAATACTGGTTGTAGTTTCTTGCGATTGCATCATTTTGCCAAATATGGCTTTTTTAACCATCGCCGCTATCCAACTTGCAATAAAATCTGCAATAGTCTTTAAAATAGCTTTACCAATATTTTGAATGGCAGTCATTAAAGAGGTAGTGCCTTGAATAAGCCCTGAAATGCCACTCTGCATGCTATCAATACCAGCGTTTAAAGCGTCAATTAATAGTTGCTGTCCATTCCAATGAGCATCGATTGTGGCTTGTTTCCACTCCTCCATGAGCTGTTTTTTTGCGTCGTAGTGCTGTTGCTCTGCAATATATTCATCACTCAATGCAGCTTGTAACGCATCGAAATTTTGAGTACGCATAGCCTCATCAATAGCATACTTTTCATTAACTAGATCCGTATGTTGTTGTAATGCCTTTTTAGCGTACTCTGCTTGTGCCGCTAACAATTCCTCGTTTTTCATTTTCTCGTAGGAGATTTGTCCGTCAGCACTCATTTCGAATTCAATGCCTCGTTGTTTCAACAGATCAATATGGTGTTGTTGCTCCATTTTGTCCATTTTCATGAACTTGTCAACCATATCTGCATAACGGTCCTCAATTTCATCTATGGCATTTTCATAATCATTTTTCAACTGCACGGCAGGAGATACATTGCCTGTACTATCTTTACTAGCAGTTCTAAACGCAAAATCTTGTTGCATATCACGAATACCAGTTTCAATGGCACGCAGTTTTGTCATTTCTTCCTGTTTAGCCTTGATACGCTTTTCTGCATAAACTTCATCAAGTAATTTCAAGTCCTCGTGGTAATTTTCATTAGCGGTTTTTGATTTTTCAAGCTCTTCTCGTTCTTTTTTGTATTGAAGTTCGATTAACTCTACTTGGTTGCCTTGCATTTCAAGGAAAGATTGCAAGATTTTTTCGTGAATTTGTTTAGCCTCTTTTGCTAAATCTTCACCCTTACCGTGGCCACCGCCACCGCCTTTGCCACCTTTACCGGAGCCAGTGTCAGCACCTCCACCGCCACCACCTCCGACGTCAAGATCACCACCGCCACCGGATAAGCCTGATGTAATTTGGCCCATAATATCACCGGCAGTATTGACGATACTTTGTGCAGTATCAGCAGAAATCGTGTCTACTTGTTGAATAGCAGTAAACGTGCCACCAAAGAATTTTGCCACTTTATCGCCAACGCTATTAAGTTTAGCGATTAACCAGTTCAATGCCTCAATAATCTTATTAACGCCCCAAACGGCTGTATGTACGATAGTTGAGAATACTTCACTTAGTGTTTCACTAAAACCACCTGCCGCAGCCCTAGAAAGACCAAATACAGCGACAAGCGTCATTAATGCACCTACAAATATAGGGATAGGGTTTGCCATCATGATTGCGTTAAGAATTGCTGTAGCACCACTCAATGCAAGTGTAGCCACCTTTGCCACGCCCATTGCAACCGCACTAGCAATATTCGCAGTCCTAATAGCCATAATTACGGCTTGTGTAGTCATCGCAATAGCCCTAAACGCACCAAACGCAAGACCTACTGCACCAATAGCACCGCCCAAAATCACGCTTGCAGCAGTAACCAAAGTTGTGCGAACAGTCAATAAAGCAAGCATTGTATTATGACTTGCTATAATAGCTTTTTGTGCTAAAAACGCAGCACTTACACCAATAATAGCGGCAGTAATCAAAGGCATAGACGTTACGAATAACTGTACAAAGCTAGATACGATATTTTTTATGGTAGTTATCACAACACCCAAGCCACTAAATGCACCCTTAATAATTGCTATAGACACTTGTGCGGCTGCAGCTACCACTTTAAAGGAAAACGCCAATTCGTTTAACACGCTCATAAATGCATCGGAACTTGTCATATTGCCCAGTTCCTCCATTACAGGTTGAAATGCTGCAATAAGATCATTCTGTAATTTAGTTCCTATATCTTGGAATGTCATAGGAATTTCTGCGAATTTTGCATTTGTTTCCTCTGCACTTGCGAATAAGGCATTTTTAATAATGTCAGCAGTAATAAGACCTTGCGAGCTCATTTCTTTCAATTGCCCTACAGATAGCCCCATTTCTTGTGCGATACTTTGTGCCAACATTGGAGCATTTTCCATTATTGAACGGAATTCGTCGCCCTGTAACTTACCTGCTGCCATAGCTTGTGTTAACTGGTACATAGCGGATGTAGTTTCTTGTACACCTGCACCTGCAATTTTAAATTGCTTATTTAGTTGTTCAACAAAATAAATGGCCTCATCATTGGAGGTGAAAGCGTCTTTTGCTAACAAATTTAGTTTTGCAACGCTATCAGCCATATCTAAAAAGCTACCACGTGAACGATTGGCGGCAGAAAATACCTTATCCATAATTTCGGCAGTACTTTGACTGCCATCATTGATAAGATCAATACGAGCCCTTAATTGCGTTAATTGGTCCGTTGTTTTGACTGCACTAACGGCCATATCTTTTAACGCCCTACCGGCTGCCTCAATGCCCATCGCAGCACCTGCAAACGCAGCACCACTTTTGGCAGCGTTCATAAGTCCCGGAATTTCAACCCCAAAGACCTTTTGAGCTTTATTTCTTACGCTATCAAGCGAATTGGAAATGCTTTTGCCTAGTGCTTGATCCGCTTTCCTTGCCACTCTATCAAGTGCCTGTTCAGCACCATTAGACGAGCCAACAATTTTGACATTAATTTGACTTTCGGCCATATGCTATATCTCACCTCCCTCTTGTCTGAATTCTTCCATGAATAACTTTTCTTCGTTTTTGCGTTTAGCTAATGTCATTGGATGAAGTTGTTTCATAATATCCTCGACAGTCAACTTTCGCTTGCCTGCAATATGTACATTTGTCATTAGGCACGCAAAATACGCTTGCTTACGGTCCTCTATTTCCGTTCTTAACTCATAACCCTCGGCAAGTTTGTAATATTCCATAGGGCTTAAATTCATGAATTCCCACGGTTTTAGATTAAGTGGACCATATGCCATGCGTTCGGCTTTCGTTATCCATACTTTAAAAGAGGGGGCGGTGTCGCCCCCTCTTAGTTTTTTGTTTCGTTTTCAGCCTCAACCTCGGAGCGTGCTTGCTCGTCAGCCTCATCTGGGAATAATGCGTAATATGCAGCTTTACCAAATACACCACTACCAATAAGGGCTTGTACAATCAACTGTACAAGGTCGGCATATTGGACTGTGCCCTCGTCAAAGAGTTCTTGTAGTTTGTCTTGATAATAGATGTAATCACGCTTTTTGCCGTGGTGTTTCATACCTACGACCAATGCAGTGATAAGCTGATTAAACGTCATTGTGCCACTTTGTACCGCTTTAAAAATAGGCTCACCCCATAGCTGTTCCAACTCAGCAATACGACCGATGTTGAAATAGATAGTTTCGCCCATAGCGAATAGATCACAATTAATTTTTTTCATAATAAACACGCTCCTTATAAATAGTTAATTAGGCTTTTTTCAATTCAGACAATGGGCCGGCACCGTTCAATGTGCCTTTGTAAGTAGCCACATCATCGTGCGGAGTACTTAAGGACAATTCTGTAATAGATGCATAGCCAGTCATGTAAGATTTGTCTGGGTATTCGAATTTTAAATGAACTTTTTCATCATTTAAGAATGCTTTTTCAAGCAATGTCAAACTTTCTTCGTTTGGCATTAAAAGCGTTTCAAGGTCGATAGACCATTCTTTCATACCCGGAATAGTAACTTTCCAACCGCCACTGTCTTTACTAGATGCATCGATGCTATCAGCTTTACGAGATACATCGCCACTACGTTGACCGCCCAAGATAAGCCATTCAGCATTTGTAGTTTCGTCAGTGCCTACATTTAAATAGATAAGATAGTTTTTACCGGCTGTAGGCATTGCGGTTTGAGCCGGTTTGTATAATTTTTTTGGTGTTGCAGCTGGTGCCATTAGAAAATACCTCCGTTAGTTTCTTCTTTTAAATCAATAAGGCGAACCATAAAGCGATATTGAGTGCCAATCAATGGCCTTACACTATCATGGTCGCCAGTTTTATTTGTGCATACTAAATCTATAATTTGATAGCCATTAGACTGCAATATGCAAGCCTCTTCGTCTAATTCACCACATCGCTTGCGTAGATCATTAATAATTGCCTCGAACTTATCCTCGAAATTAGCAATAATTTCGTAACCGACCTCCAAATCTGGGTTATCGTTACGCCCCCAAACCTCGATATAAAGTTCTTGTTGCAATTCAGACTGAATAGAGTTATCTCCCCTCGTAGTTTCCCCACGAATAACCATAATAACCCCATTTTCATCGACCTTTGCTGCTTGTGGTCGCATAGCACCTAGCATGACATTAAATGCAGCTCCGCTATTATCGATAGTAGATTTAATATGTTGCATTAATTCTAGCCACATATTACCCCCTATAGATTTCAACAGAACGATATCCTTTGTACTCTGTAGGGTTGCCTGTAAGTTGCCCTGGTGTTATTCGCGATTCCAATAATTTAATACGAGCTTCATAGTATTCTAATTTTTTAGAATAGAAGTCATCCGTCGAACCATTACTAGTATAACTTCCTGGTAAAGCATACGACTTATTAACGCAGACTTCTCGATAGATATATGCAAGGACTAATTCATCGATAGTAAAACTACGTATAACTTTATCCTTTGGCACACCTAATCTATCCGCAAGTACATATAGCCATTGTTCTGCTTTGGACACAGCGGCCTCTGTTACCTCTTGCGTTAGCAATTCATCCCTTAATAGGCCGTCCATATCTTCAAAATTATATAGCATTCAGTACTCCTTATATTTTAAAATTTAGCGTAATCTCATCTTTTACTAGCCCTTGTGCCACATCATCTAGTGCAATACCAGTATATTTGGAAAAAATACTAGTAATATTTGAGACATTATTTTGCAACGCTTCATACAAAAATGGATCTGGGGCAGTCCCAGGGTGAACCACTTTCCTAGCAAATATAAACCCATTACCGCCTTGTGGCACGAATCTCAATATCGTCTTAAAATGCGGCCGAATTACATGTGCTGGTGTCCCTGCATGTACAAAAGGGCCGTATTTAGCGACATCACTATCAATAAATACAACCCCTTGCATTCCACTATTGGAAATTCGATAATCAACAGCCTTTTCTAAATTCCCTGTTCTCGAGGTAAATCTATGTTTCTCCTGTGCAGTATCTCGAACTTCAATAGTACTCGCTTTTACTGCCTGACAAATACGCTTGTTGAAAATATCCTGGCTATTCACCGGTGCTTATTTTTTACTGCCACCTTTACTGCCTTTTGTAGGCTTTTCAGGTGGTTCAGTATCTGCAGGTGGTTCAGTATCTGCAGGTGGTTCAGTATCCTCCGTTACAATCTCATATCCATGTTCTACAAACCACACAATATGATTAGCATCTTCAGTAAATCCTTCACCATTAACAAAAGTAACATTGCCAGTTTGTCCTGTATAATCAGACACTGGAGATTTTATAATCGGCATATTAGGCCTCCTTATTTAACTTTAATTTTGCGGAATACACCTGCAGCTTTAGATGCTTTTAATGCAACCGCGGCAACCATTTCGACCTCGCCTTTCTTTACAGCTCCGGAAGAAGTGAAGTCAGGGAGCCATAAGTTAACCACATTATCGCCCGCAAGAGATACGCCGTGGAAACCATCGAGGCCAAGGCGTGCAACATATAAAGAAGTTTCACCTTGACCATTAATACCTACCACAGGATCATTGCTACCAGCTTTGGTACCAAGGTCAACTAATGGTGTAATGCCGTAATATTCAACTTGTTGTCCGAATTCATTTAATTGAGTAGAGTACATCGCAGAACGTCTAGCTACTGCTCGAATTTTAGCAATCAATTTAGAGTTGCCCATAATGGCAGATGGCGCACCATCCAAGCCTAAAAGGAATTCATCGAGTTGGTCTAAGAATGTCTTGTAGTTTGCATCAATAGCACCACTATCAGACAAATCGATAGCTGCTGTAGGTGTATATTCAGTAGAAGAACCTAAAAGCGCCTTGTCTAAACCATCAAATGCTTTAGCGTTGGTACCAGTATCGCCATTAATAACTGTGTCATTAAACAATGCAGTTGCAGCCTTGACCTTTTGCTCGATTTGCAATGTTACTTCATCAACAATACCACCCATTTTAGCGATTACACGGTCGATTTCAAAGGATCCGCCAAATACTTTCAAATCAACAGTATGACGTTTACGAGTTACACTTTGAGGTGTGTATTCAGCATTAATATCACGGAAATCTGCTGTTGGTTGTGTTAATAATCGAGTATAACCATAGGTTAAAGTACCGCCACCGCCAGTAGGAGATACAGCATCATCAAATGTTAAGTTTTCAAATAAAAAAGACGATTTACGGAATTCATCAATAACTCCCATTTGTAAATCGTCTTGTACGTTAAGTTTTGCTTCAGCTAATGTAATTGGCATTAGTTTATTCCTCCGTTTTTAGAATTTATAAAATTTATTGGGCATCAATAGCAGCCGCTACGGCCCCCTTTAAACCTACTGGCTTATTACTGCCAGAATTGTTGCTTCCTGCACCGCTTGTGCCTGAACCACTTCCGCGTTTTTGTACATCTTTAATTGCATAGTCCTTACCTTTTAGCCATTCATCTACACAATCGTCAACAGTTCCGCTAGTACCATCAGGCTTAATATATCCATAAGTACCATCTTCGTTGACTTTGATGTTACCAACAATCAGCTTTGAAAATTCCTTAGGATCCATAGCGTTACGCTTCGTCAAAGAATCAACCACGGCCGCAGAAATTTCAGACTGTACACGTTGTGCATCAGCATTTTCTCTTGCTTTACGCTCGGCCTCTACAGAATCCTCCAGGGTTTTAATTCGTTGCTGCATAGCTACAATACCTGCATCATCTTTAATCCCTGTAGAGTTGATTTTTTCTAGCTTGCCTTGCGCATCAGCAAGCTCACGGTCGACGATTTCTTTTGCCGCTTTTGCTGCTTTCGCCTCGTCATTCTTGGCATTAAATTGACTCTTGGAAACATAGTTTTCACCATAATCCTTAGTCACTGCCTCTGCTTGTTCCTCCGTTAACCCTAACTTAATTAGTTCCTCTTTTGTCATCTGTATGACCTCCTGTAAAATAAACTTTCCCTCTTCGCTTTATTTTCGTGAGCCACACCTCACGACCGCGGTCTTGTTCTTTTGCGCCTGCAATACTAAAAAGGCAAATAAAAAAGCACCTGCATAAGCAAGTGCTTGATTGATTAAATTAAGTTTTAAATTTCTCGTATTTCTACGATTTCACTGGCATACAATTCATATTCGCCAACATATATTGATGCTTCATCAGGCTCATTATTCACACCCGATGTAAACGAATCTAATTTGCCAGTAATAATGTCACCGTCAACGAATCTGACTTCTACATTTTCTGAACGAATCTCATTATAGCGTTTATAAAGTTGTTCTTCTGTCATTTTCGTTCACTTCCTTTTGGTACTATATGAATACCCTTTCCTGATACATGTACAGTTGCAAGGCTTGTTTTCTGCTTTGTACCTCTACTTACATTTACATCATACCCAATATGAGGGGATATATCAACCATTATTTTATGATTCCAATCACCCTTCCGAGTAAATCTAATACCATCATTATAAATGGATTCTCGTATGGCCTTTATAACATCAGCATGAGGAATTTCATAGTTATAATAGCTTTTATTTTGAGTTTCATCGTAAAGCTTACCACCTTTTACATGCATGCTTTGCCGCATCACATAGCTGCTATTAAAGTATGGCGAGTTAATATAATCAATAACACGATGTCTAACATCATCTATTGTTTCAAATTCTTTACGTTTTGAAAGATCCTCAATATTGATTTTTCCATTCTTAATATAATCTTTTAACGACGCAATAACAGGAAGCCTACTTTTAAACACGGCCCCATCCCAGCCTCTAGCTTTTTCGGTCCAAGATGCATTTTTGTTGATTACCAAATTACGTCCTGTTACCCCCAATATATTCTCTTGCTCATGTTTGGGTAATGTTTTTATATACTCCAAGCCTCCGTTTTCTATATTAGGTGTAATCTCAGTTGCATTTAACATGCCGGTCATTATAGGCTTGAGTCTGCACATACAATGAGGGTGAGCAGGTAAGTGTGGCACCTTATCCTTTGGATATATGCCTTTCCCCAACCCATATAGGTCAGCATTTGCGTAGACATCGCAGATATCAACTACAGGGTGCCTAGTGCTTAATTTCCACTGAAAAGCCACCACATCAGGATCATCAGCATGTCTAGCAATTTCACCTTCAGCATATGCACGCGCTCGTTCAGTACGTGCTATACGTTCCGCATGGTATCGAGCCTTTTCTTGAGTGGCAACGTATACTGCACGACTAACAGATGCAGCATTGCCTTTTTCTATTGCTTCTATCAATTCAGTATAGGCAGCACGCATACCAGGCGCGCTACCTTGTTCTATCAGGCTTCTAACACGTCGAAGTTGATATTTAACAGCTTCTCGTTCTGCTTCATTGGTAGGCAATGTAATATCTAGGCCATTAATGCGTTTTAAAAATTTAGGTAATTCGGCTTTATCAATAACCGCATCAGTCCCATAGCCATCAAATAATGCTCGTGCGGTCTCAATCGTACTAGTTCCTTTAGACATAGCATCTTGAATCGTAGTAATAACTTCACGTTTTACGGTGCCTGATGCATTATGTAGCCTATCAGATAAGTTTAATCCATCAGGCGCCCATGCCTTTTGCATTGCCTTTGAAATGGTTTGTAATTTATATGGCATGCCTGCGATTATTGCACTTTTAGCTGCATCACTGGTTACACCTACGTCTACACCATATCCCCTAGCACACTCCTCAACCAACTCATCGATTAACGTATCTTTCATTGCTTCCATTACAGGATATTTTTTATATGCTTCTTTAACAGCATATTTAGGCGTGTGCCCTTCGTCTAACAATCGACGTACTTCGGCTTCAAACTCATCAATTATATCGCGTATGACACGTTCGGTATGCTTATTCATCTAGTCGCTCACTGTTCTCATCCGGATTATCTCCATTTGAATACATGTCATCTAATACTTCTTGCTGTGCAGTAGCTTCCACTTCTTTAACAATAGCATCATACACATTACCGTCAATATTAGGCATATATCCATCAAGGATGCGTTTAAGCACTTCAACATAATATGTTTTAGATTTAAACCCTAAATCAAGGGCTTGCTGTCCTTGAGATAAGCAATCAGCTACATCATTAATATCAAAGTCCCTTGGATATTCACATTTATAATTCAACTGCTCGCCAGTCCACAATTCATATAATGCAATAATGGCTTTCTCTGCATTTTCACACTGTACAGCGAAGTTTGCTAGTCGTTGATTTGTCCTTTTGAATGCCCACTGCTTAGCAACCCCTGATTTTTCCTGCTGAACCCCTACTACAGAATCAACACCACCTATGCGGTACATTTCTTTAATTTCCGCTTCCTTTTCTTGCATGATGATCTGTGCCGGCCCATTATCTGGAGCAATAAAAGCTGGGGGATGACTAGCCTCTGATGGATATAGTAGTACATTATTGACGCCCAAGGTTAAATCTTCTATCCCTTCATCGGATGGCATGGTTAAAGTAGAAAATGTTTGAGAGTTCAAAATCTGTGTCAATAAACTATCAAGATGATAAACTCTATAGTTCTTTTGTGCTAACGAATAGAACTCTGGATGCGGTAATATAGTTGTTTTCTTAGTGCTACGGCCAAACCATTGCACTACAGGGACACGTCCTAACCCATGTTCACCTTCATTAATAATGCCTCGCCCTTTATCACGAATAGTCCATTTTGTATCTGTCCATTCATAATATACTGTTGAACTACCTCCATTATCATCAGTAATAATCGTTCTATATTCGAATCTAATCATTCGACCTTTGTCATCCAGTTTCCAACCAGTCACATCACTAGGTTCAACTGAAGTTAAATACGGTAACCGTCTATCACGTACATTATCAGCTAAACTTTCACCAAATTCTGCTTCATTGTTCACAATGATATACGTAACACCATACATTTTAGCAACCAAAGCTTGTTGCTGAATGTATTCTTGTAATGATGTACCTAATCGATCTGCATCTTTTAAAAACACTTTGAATTTAGCCGTTTCTTTATATTCTCTTCGAATTTCATCATTAAAGATAGGATCTACATTCGCATTAATAATCGCTGCTGTATGATTAGAATAGCTTGATAACTTTTTACGGAAATTATAATTGTCTATGCTTTCTCTTGGATGCTGTTTTAAACCACGACCTAAAGAGAATAACCCGGACCCATAGTACGCATCATGTAATAACTGGTATGCATACTTCTGTTCGTTTGTAATAAACATATAATGAAGTTCCTCCTAATAAATATCAGAATTGATGGATTTAATAACAGGCGCATTCAAACGTTCAACAACGCCTGTCGTTGCGTCTTGAGCATCATCATGTGCATTCTTATTTTTTCGTTGATACTTATACATGGATGTATAGTATTCTGGCCAGCGGTCCCTAAAGTTAACTGGGAATAAAACATAATCCATAACTTGTGTAGAATTCGATAATATCCTAGCCTCCTTGTTTTTGCTTTGATGGAATGCTGTAATCTTTATTCGATTGCCTGGATACTTCTCTTTTAATATTCGTTTAACATTACGAGCAAAACCACGTCCGCCATTATTAGATTCTATATCTGCAATATTGACATGGTTTTTATGTAATAAGTCTGCCGTAGCTTCTTCTGTGACCTCCATAGGGGCATCAGTAAATAATACATCCAGCACATATGCATAGTCTTTATATACGCCATAAACAATAGCACATAAATAGTCTTCCCCAGTGTCCGCAGAATCGACATATGCCTTTATTGTAGTAAACAAAGGATATCCTTTGTCATCTTTAGGAATATCATCATAAGTGCTGAAATATGTATATAACCTACCTTTTATATCAATAGGTAATTGCTGGTAATTGGCAGATGCAATGTCTTCGCCCATAGCCCTGCACTTCTCTTGGTAGCTTTCATAAGACAATACATCATCGCATAACATAGTGCCATCGTCCTGTAAAGCTTTCATGGTTATTACATTGGCCTTATCTCCAAAGTGTTCGATTGCCCTACCGGCTAGATCATCACTAGCCCAACGAGTCATGATGATAATTATCTTTCCGCCCTCCTCTAAACGAGAAAGCATGGTATTAGTGAACCAGTCCCAATGCTTGGCTTTTGTATTTTCGTTGTAAGCCTCTTCGGCGTTCTTGATAATATCATCAATGATAAGAATAGACGCACCAAAACCTGTAGCAGTACCGCTTGGAGATGTAGCTAGGTAAGAATTATAACCGCCCTCTAACGACCACATATCCATGGAGGCATCGCCACGTTTAATACGCACATTAGGGAATATGTCTGTATACACTACTCTATTTTTATCAGCCTTAACTTCTTGAATGTCATTTCTAACATTCTTTGCAAACGTTGTAGATAGTGTAGTGTTATACGAACCAGTCATAATCTTTTCAATAGGATTCTTGCCTAATATCCATTTAACCGCCATTTGAGCTGTACGGCTTTTACCATGTCGAGGTGGCATATTCATTATTAGGACTTTTGCGTCTGGATCTTCATAGAACTCTTGCAACGTATTGCACAATTCGACTAGGTAGTCTCTATCTTTCCTGTAAAAGTCAGGTGCTTGTAAATGACAATAATAAAAAAACTCACGCCTTGCTAATTCATATTTGAATTGCTGCATGAGTTCCGGTGTGAGTTTCATAGCCTCACCCCTCTTTGTCTATTAGCTTTTTGAGTTCCTCAGTTGTAACGCCGTCAAGTGGGTTGCTTTGAACAGTTGTATTGACTTCCATTTCAGTTTTATCTGATTGGCCTAGGAAGTTCTTTCCTAAAAAGATAGCCATTGTTGCAGATCTATCGGCCAGCTTCCACTGTTTTCGTCGTAAGCTAATCTTTCCTGCACTTCTCTTTTCGCGGAAAATGTCGGAAAAAGTCTTTCCATACGTACGTTTGCACCATGCATTTAAGGTCTTATCAGAAACGTTTAAAACGAGAGTGATTTCCTCTTGTGTGGCTTGAATCTGACACATTGCTTCAAACTGACTCTGATTTATCACTTTTTTCGGTCGCCCCATTTTAGCCACTATCTCACCCCCTAGCTACTTCAGAACCCCTTTATTTTGTTTATACTTTCCGCATTCCTTATGTACCTTTGCGGTTTTTGTTTTTACTAACGAATGTGATGGCGCATACGATTTACACATGTGATCAATATGAATTCCATTAGCCTTGCACCAACCTTTCACATTATTTAGGCATCGTCTCTTTTCACAATATACATCAGTCAATCGCATTCACCTCACCTTCCCAAATTTGCATACAAAAAGACCACCTAACCGTATAGATTAAGTGGTCTTTTGCTTTAGTGTTCTAGGTATTCACTGTGTCGAGAGAGATTGATCGTTTCCCTATTAACTCACACTATCATTATAAATTGGCAAGAATGACATGTCCACGACAGTTTTATGACAATTTTGTGTTTAGTCCAATTACACCCCATAAGAGTACGGATAGCTCTTCAATACCTCTAGCGATGTACCTATGAATGGTTCGTACATCAGGCTTTTCAGGAAATGATTCAGCAATCTCTTCTAAGGTTTCTCCATCAATATAATACCGGCGCATACACTCACAATACTTAAACTGTTTTGCGCTGCACTTCTCAGCATAGATATCGAGCATGTTATTTACATGTCGCATCATCAATGCTGTTTTTTCTTTGCTTTTAACAATCGCATTCACTTTCACAATGCTCTTATCGTCAAACATATCAATTAACAGTTCATTGAGCCATATATCCTCGGCTTGTGTCGAATCCGAGATAGCATTATCTACGTATGACTGTAACTGACTATAATGCTTAAGCAGCTTGATCGTATTGTGTCGAAGTTTGCGACCTAGCTGTGCATTTTCTTGCTTTGCTAATTCATAGTAGGTTTTAGTGGCCACCTCGGTGGCTAACCTAGTAATCTTTTCAATTTCGTATTCATTCAAATACAACTCCTCCTTTATGCTTTATTTTAGTCCGTATTGTGTTTTATTTGAGCTTCATGAAGATTTACTCATTAACGCATTAAAACGTTCTTATACATATGAAATTTTAATTTTTATGGCTATTAACGACTATAGGAATATACTCATATGTTCTGTGATATGTACAATCACAAAATCATTATCGTCGTTTACAATCTCATCAGCCATGGTTCCGATGAACTTTCTATTATCATTTTCTAACACTCCTGCAGCTTGTAGTCCATCAAGGATAAACTTCTTAGCAAAAGCTACATTATCAGGATCATGCCTTGTTGATGAGTGCCATTCAAATAATAGGTCTACTTTTCCCTTAACCGATTCTATCTGTTGTGACAGACATTGTTCTTTGACTTGCTCGGTGCATTTCTTTTTCATAGCGGCGGCTGCTATAGTAGAACCTCGCTCACAGTCGATATACTCATTTAACGTTGGGAACCGGTTATGGGATTTCTTTCTAAACCTAAACTGACATCGTAGGAGAATCTTCATCGGTGTGATTCTCCATTAAATATAGCCTCTTCATATTCTCCACGTAAGCGGTCGTATATTCTTTGACTATAATTTTCTTCAGTCCAGGTCTCGCTATAATTCGTCGTAAGAATTATAGGCTTCATTCGGTTGTAGCGATCAATAATAACGCTTTCAACCTTAGATGCTACCCAGTCAGACTTCGAATACTCTGCCCCGAAATCATCAAGCAATAACAAGGGAATATTTCTAAGTTTTTGCTCATAGCTCAGATAGGCTACATTATCGCCCTTAGATAACGTAAGCATATTATCCAGTAGATTGGGCATTGAAATCATAAGGCATCCTCTGCCTAATTTCATGGCCTCTTTTAGAAGGCTAACTGCAATCGATGTCTTTCCTGTACCAGCTGGTCCCCTTAATATAAGCCCCTTGCCAGACTCAAGATTTTCTTTTAGGTTATGAGAATACTCCTTAACCACAGCATAGGCTTCAGTGTTTTCTTTTGGGAAACTACCATGCTTGCGTAACCAGTCGAAATCCATATCGTAATATCGTTTAGGAATTCCAACTGCAGCATACGTAGTGTTAACATTGGTTTGAATAACTACCGGCTTATCATAGATTGGATAAAAGAACTCATTTTTTACCATGGACTCTTTCATATTCCGCTTGCCAGTCAACTTGCTCGTCTTTTCTCGAAGAGCCTCTATTGCTGCTGTTACGTTTATTGGTTCCAAAATCCTTTTGCACCTCCTTCTTTAAATTTCCTGCTGTGACAGTTTCAACATACTTGATGCTATTACCGCCATTATCTGAAGTGGTATTGATAGCAACAATAACTCGTTCTTTTCCATAAGACTCAACTAGATCATCCAACCGTTCTTTAATGACAGGTGAAATATCTCCAATTGATTTCATATACAAATCGTAAATGGGTTTATTTTTTACTTCATCATCTTCAAACATAGATAGAGGATTTTCATCTTCACGCGCGCGCGTATCTCTCTCTATATTATTTTCTTTTATTTTCTTTTCTTTTATTAGTTCGTTTTGCTCAACACGTGTTCCTTTTTGTTGAACACGTGTTCGTTTTTGTTCGTTTTTACGTCTAGCCTCTCCGCTCTTAATGCCTGCGAGCCTACGTTTTTCGCGGAGTTCTTCGTTTTTAACTTTTCGAAATTCAAGGCGCCGTGTTAAGCTCGGGGACCAAAAATATTCATCATCACAAGCCAATAATTCATAGTCTGAAATCAATGAATTTACGAACAAAAATGAACACATTGAACATAACTCATTTTGTTCAAACACATGTTCATTTTGTTTGAACACATGTTCAACACATGTTAAATTTTCTTTGTTTTTTACTCCTAACTCATTATCAAGAGCAAGAAATGTATATCTTTTTAATGGCAGTTTGTAATCTTCGTATGATGCTAGCTTTTCAAGAATAATCCACCACCATGCATACGCGATCATTCCATATTCAGATATCATCGCCACTATCTTTGGGTCACTGCTCGCTGTAACATCATGGCTAAAATAATAGGATTGGTCTTTTGCCATAAATCATCATTCCTCGTCTGCAAACAAAGCCCCTTGTGCACGTTTACCAGCAATAAACCTTACACATTCATCAATTAAGTCTTGCACTGAAATAGCAAATGTACGGTCTGCATACTCTACCGACAACCAATCAGTCTTGAATTTCAGTTCATCAGTAGAGTTTGCATCTTGTATAATGCCTTCAACGCTGACTTTCTCAACCACATCCTCGATAACGCCATATTTAAACTTGAATGACCGTACGACGAACGGGATATTAAACTCTTCCAAGAATTCAAAGTTCTTTTTCATAATAGCCTGTAGTCGGCTGAAAGCTTGCATGAGTTCAGGTCGTGGATCATCTTTAGATTTAATGGTAAAGACATCTGTCAGACCAGTAGCAGATGGTTTCTGATAGGCGATATTGATATCGTTATCTGTAATTTGAATCGATTTAACAATCATAATGGACTCCTTTCTTGTTCTACGATTACTAATTTACCGGTAGCAGACTGAACAGCTTGCTTAAATGCTGCAGCATTAGAATTACCATCTGATAAATGTAGTAGTCGTATATCTTGGCACTTAGTAAGATCCATAGACTTTAGAAATTTAATAACATTCTCTAACGAAAAATGGGATTGAATTAATCGTTCCATGCGTTTCTCATGCAGGCCTCCATCATCAACACGTTGATTCAGGATTTCATAGGAATGGTTACATTCAACCATAATGTGATTAACATCCTTAAAAGTATACCTACAGTAATATGTATCGGTGATATATAGCAGTTTTTCCTCGCCGTCAGAAATTAAGAATCCAACGTTCGGAACATCATGTTCTAATTCAAAAGGTAGGATACTAAAATTACCTATCGTAAATTGAACCTTAGGCGTAATATAGATGGCTTGGTGATGCCCTGCTACATATAATGCGTCTGCAGTATCTTTTAACATATACACACGGTGTCCAAGCTTTAATAGATCGTGGACAGCTTTGCTATGATCTCCGTGTTCATGAGTAACTAATACGCCACACAGATGCAAGAAGTTAAATCTACAATACCGTTGGATTTCTTTAAAAGTTAATCCTGCATCCAGTAGCAGTTCATCACCATTGGTTGAGGTTTTGATTCGGTAGCAGTTCCCTTTAGAGCTACTACCGAATGCTTGAATACTAATCACAATTAATCACCGAACATATTAACTACTTCGCCAGTTTCAGGGTTTACGAATTCATTCGTAGGCGTAGGCTCAATATCAATCACTTCACTATTAGCATTTTGACTAATAGTTTCAGCGACTATATCGGCCGTATCAACAACCTTCCCCTCTACATCAATAATTTCATCTGCAGTCTGTAACCCCATTGAGATTTCAGGTGCTGTCGTTCTAATCAACCATGCTGCAGCTCTATAGCGTAACATTTGATCCGGCATAGTTTTCCACTTAGAGCCTTTTTTGTCGTACCAGCCTTCTTGCTTGGCCAATGCGATGGTTACTTCAGGACCTGCGATAATTTCATCTGAGCCTTTCTCACGAGTATAAGCAATAATACCTTGAGAGTCTGTTCCTTTTTCACCAGTGGGTTTGTATTTAATAGCTTCAAAACGTCCGCACTGATTAAACGTCGCAATTAAGAATTTAGAGGACCAACCAGGATTACCATATACGATATATAAGTTTTGCATAACCATTAAAGGTGATGCATTCATTCGCGTCGCCATTTCCAAAGCGATGATAGCGTTCCCCATATTCTGTTCGCCCTGGAACTGTTGAGGGACTAGCGTGGAATGTGTAAACATTTTTGCTTGCCGTTGCAGTAGTTCAAAACCTTCCGCGGATTGAAAACCAGGTAAATTAGTATTGCTTCTAGTTGCTATTTCATTTGCCATTGTATGCCTCCTATGCTACGTCTTCACATACAGCGTGGATGTTTAATTTAGTTAAGATACTATGAATTTCTAAACGGCCTTTTTGCGTCCACTTAGTCGTGATTTTAGAATCTAAACGTCCATCACTTCTGCAGAATGTAAACGTTTCCGATTTTGTAAACCCTTTAGCCATATGCTGCTTGTAGAGAATCCATTGATCACCGACCTTACGTTGTAGACCAGCTTCATGCAAAATTTTATTTAACTCTTGAGCACTAAGGCCATAGTCAGCTGCAATTTGAGTAATCGCTAAACAGGATTTACTAGATAAGATTTTATCCACGTAATCCTTAACCGGCTTAAACTCAGCAATCTGCTGTTCCTGTTGTGCAACAATAGCCTTTGTCTCATTATGAGCCTCTACCTCATTGGCGTAAGCCCTGAGAGCTTCTGGAAGAGTTTTCGGAATATCCATGGAATAGGTTCCTGTTTTACGGATCGCAGGAAGAACATCAGTGGTTACCCAGTCAGTAAATAATTCTGCTTCAGGCTTGCGACTTGTAAAAGAAAGTTTATATAAATTACTTTCGTTGATAAAAGTTGCTTGTTGCACTCCGCCAGCAGTAAGGGTGTCGGTAATAGCGACCCCCTTTTGACTGAGTCTACTTTTGGCATCCCTAGTATTTTTAATATCTAGCACGGCACAAACATCCGCTAACATAAAATACGGTTCATCGTTAATAACAGCGGTCCTAATTTGGCCAAATTTATCATTATTAAATATTTGCAAGTCGTTCATACTTACACCTCCTTAACCACTAGTTGTGGTTCTGATTCATCAACGATCAATTTAATTGTTTGACTATTAACTGGAACGAATTCAGTTACTGCTTCTGCATTATCGATGAATACCGGAGCATTCACTTTGTAATAACTTGTTAATGCATTAATGATATCTAACCCTACATTAATACGTGCTGCGTTATTCATGCTTCGATATGGAACTCCTTTATAGGTAGTTTCACAACATTCTTCTACATTGCCATTCAACATGACATTAAACATTTTAAATCGAGTTAATTTGAATCTCGAGTTAATGTTTTCTTCCAACATATTAACCTTTGCTTTAATGAATTCATCCATTAAGAAGGACGCTTCATCAAGTGCGTTCTTTTCTGCTACTAATTTTTGTTGTTGATTTTCTAATTCAAGGATTCGATGATTAATATCATCAATAAGCTTAAATTTATTTAGCTCAGTTTCGAGAGCTGCTTTTTTAGACTTCATAGAGCTTAACTCTTCGTCAAGTTTAGTAAGTTCTTCAGTATCAGCTCCTGGTTCATCGTCAATCTCTAGTAAGAATAATTGAGCCTTCAAATCAGCATAGACTGGATCATCTTCAATATTAGGCTCAGAGTATGCCTCATATTCTTTAAATTTAACATTGTAATCATCATTATATTGAGATGCCTCAGTAGTTAAACTATCAATCTTCGAGACTATAATTTTTTGTTGCTCTTCATAGTTTTCTTTAAGCTTTACCGCACTTTCGATAAGGGCTTTCCACTCCTCAAGCTTCTTAGATTTATTGGTGTTAAATTCTGCCTCGAGTACTTCTTGCTTATCAGCGGGTAGTGCTTGGCCACAAGTAGGGCAAGATTCTTTATTGAATTGTTGTGCGTTAAACGTATCAAATTCCAATTGTAAGGTTGCAATGCGTTTAGACTCACGCTCAATTTCTTTGTTAAGTTCGTCTCGTCTATCAGCACATCTATCTCTGTCTACTTCCACCATTTTTAGTTTGGTTAAAGAGGCTTCATATTCACCGCGTAGGTGTTGTTTTTGTTTATGATAGTCGGATAGTACTTTAGAACTTTGAGCCTCTAACTGGCGCTTAATATCACGGATTTTAGATTCCCTTTCAGTAGAACTAAAACCGTTTTGAATAATTGCCTTTTGCTTTTCGATTTCATCAATACCAGCATCTAACGTTTGAATATCACGAATGAGTTTTGCTTTATCAGATACAGTTTCAGGCTTGTTACGAACAGCTTCATCAATACGAATTGGAATCATATCCAGCTCTTTATTTATAGCGGTCTTCTTAGCTGCAACTACCTTACGATGATCATCTACTGTTCTCCCCTCTAACAGTTCAGTCAATCGACGCAAATCATCACGACTATTAATTACGCTGATATCATTGATATCGCCACACATTTCAAGCAATAACTTACGACGATTTTGCCAGGAATATGTTTCATTAAAATACAATGGATTTGTGATTAATTTAAAAATACTTTCATCGATAAGAGTGTTTACAACTTCTTTATACTCTTTTTCTTTTTTAGGCACCCCATCAACAAAGTAATCAGTTGTATGACCTGTGAGCGTTACATCCCCACCACGAGGGGATGAATACTTTTCACGATACACACGTTTGAGTTCAACTGTGCCACCTTCATCTAAAGTAAAGGTACCTGTTACTTCATGATTGACTTTATGAATGGGTTCTCCTCCATCCAATGTTTTGATTTCAAAGTCAGCTCTATCTAGGCTATCTTTGCCAAATAGTAACCAGCACACAGAGTCAAATACAGTCGTTTTACCAGTAGCATTATCACCACGGATTACGACATCGCCATTAAAATTTATGGTAAAGGATTTTAGTCCTTTAAAATTTAGTAATTCTAATTTTGTGAGTTTCATATCATTCTCCTATACAACAGTGGCATCCACATCAACAGTATGAGGTTCAATTTCCAGTTGATTAGCCCATTGCATGACCGTCGAATTAATCTGAGCGTTCTTTTTTAGTTTTTCATTAGCAAAGAGCTTAGCCTGCACTAAGTCAAAGATTGGACGACCTTTTTTAGTCCCTTTATTGGCTAATTCTAAACATGCAACTGGCTTCATAGCATTGTCGGTAACTAATACTATTGCGGTAGTCCCTTTCATGACTCTATCTCGGTAGGATCCAACGCAATTTTTTAACCGTTTGCCAGCAGTCATTAAATCTGCTGCAGTTTTCGGAACCATGAAATGCATGCCATTTACATCTGCCTGTAGCTGTGGAACTTCGGGAAGCATTACGTCGCCGTACTCCTGCTTGTTGTAAATATTAACTACCACATCATGGAAGTCTTTTAACTTGCAATCAGTATCCCAAACTTGAGCTATATATTTGCCTTCTATTTGGCTGTACATGTTAGCAATATCCCTGATATCTGATGCAGTGACATTTAACAAATACCGCAATAAATTTCGTTCTCCATATCGCTTGGAAAGACCAATCCACATATTAAAGATTTTTTGAGTCCTAACACCCATATTCTCATCTAAATGAGCTGCATTAATTATTTTCGCAGATACATCATCGAACCCTTTGTCTCGATTAAGAGTCAATATTGTCCTTCGATTATTTTCATCTTTAAAAACATTCAGCATATCTGATAACTTAACAATCATAGGGTCATTAACCATCATGCTACGCAATAATTTACTATCAGGAGCTCGATGATAAATTCGCAATGCTTCTAAGAATCCGATCCCCTTTTTAGTCATATCTAAAATCGAATCATAAAAATGCAGATCTCTTATAGAACCAATCCAATAGCGTGAAGTCCATTTAATGTTGCTTTTAATAATTTTAGTGACAGCAGGCATGTCAGGAGCGCTGAGCTTTAAGATCATATTAACCAGCATAGAAATCCCATATCCACCATATTCACTAATCGAATGTGGGATATAAACATCTTTTACTTTATATCCACACTGTTCTGATAAGCGCCTTTCAAACGTTATGCGCAGACTTTTGAGGAGTTTGGCCAAATGTTCTTTATTAACTCCATGAACTGCATATGATTTCCCTATGTATTTTAAAATTGGCATAATCGGATTATCATACTCACGAATATAATCGACTGTGAGTTCATGTTTTCTCTTATCTTCATCGATATAAAAAGCTTTTCTGGCTTTGAAATCAAAACGCAAAACCTCTTTATAAGAGCCATCTTCAGACGTTCCATCCCAAAATAGCTGAATACCTTTATATTTAATACGAAGATCGAGGAAGTCTTTACAATTAACGACTTCAAAAAACATTTCTTTAGGAAATAATTCCTCGTCATCACATGTTAATATCACTTTGTGTACATATGGTTCGGAGCGAGTTCCACAATTAGGGCAAACATAACATTTCGCACCGGTATAATATCCGCTACCCATGCTATATTTGCGATTCCATGTACCACCAAATGTATGATTGCAATCGCAATGGTGAATTGTTGTGTAAGCAGCATCATAATGTTTTTCAATTATGATGCTATCGAACATTTTGCGGATGTATAAACTTGACACAGTTTCCACAGAATACCACCGCCTTAATCGCCAAACATAGCAAAGAGGTCAGCGTTATCTTCTACACTAGGCTCAACCGTTGGCTGTGTTTCGGCTGTAGCAGGTTCATTATCAACTGGCGTAGATTCTTTAGCTGTTTTAGACTTACGGGTACGCTTTGGCTTTTCTTCCTTTGCCACATCTTCCGTTTTTTCTTTAGGCGTAGCTGCCTTAGGAGGCTCAACCACATCAAAAGCTTTTACAATGGCATTAGAGGCTTTCATAACGTTTTCTGTGTATGCGATACCTGCGTTGTATTCTTCCGTATTATCAGGATCAAGTTCAATTGCCTTATGTAATACGTCTAATGACTTTTTACATATATCAGCTTGTGCTTTGAATTGTTGCTTAGCCATATTAATCCTCCCCTACCATAATGGATTTCAAATCAGTGATAAGATCATCTGTCAAAGAGTCACTAGATGGACGAGTAACACCATGCTTGCTAAAAATTGCAAGTGCTTTTTTTGCTTTTACCCCATCTTCGCCCATCCATTCACGGAATTCCTTATAAAAGGCTTTTTTATCTACCGGTTCAGTAGTTACATCTAATGCTGTATCTTGATTCGGTTCTTCTACAGTAGCTTGTTCTTCAATTGGCGTTTTAGTAGGAGCAGGTTCTACTACAGATTCGTTTGCTGGTTCGACCTTTTCTTCTTTTTTAGCTTTTGTTGGTTTGCCTTCAAAATCAGTTACAGGAACATCTTCTTGTACAGGCATAACTTCAACAGGTTCAGGTTGCGTTTGAGGTTTTGTATCTACTTTTTCCACAACTTCTGGAGCCTCTACTTCGACATCGATAGTCTCGCTTACTGTAGGCGCTTCAACATTAGAGCAATTACCGCAGCACTGATGATTTAATCGTTCGTTCCAATCTGCCACTTGCACCGCTAGATCATCTAATGTGTTGAATTTAATAGTTAAGATATTTTGATTTTCCATGATAGTTTCTCCTTTAAAATTTGAATAATAACTCGCCATCAACTAGCATTCCAGTTACCATCTTGGGAATGCCAAGTTCTTTAAGCTTTTTGATTACGTGCCTACTTTTAGTAATAAAAATAGTGTTTCGCTCGATTTGCTTTGCAGTCGGCTTAAAAACATGAGATTCTGCTTTTAACGCAGGTGATACGCAAATCACTTTATTGTGAACGTCTATACCAACTCTAAAATATTCAGGACCTTTTAATTTTCTATAAGCAGCTAACGAAAGCTTGATATAACTATTAGTTACAACAATTGCTACTGTTTCTGCTGCACGACGCTTTTCTTTATTATCAGCAAAAAAACTGAAATCAAATGTATTTACAGCTGGCAATGATTTTTTAGATTTTATTTCAGGCATGTTAGCTCCTCTCAAAACTTAAATATTAGCTTTTTGGAATCACCTTCAATGATTACGTTCCCACTAATATTTTTAGTAATACCTAATTCGGTTAACTCTTTTAATACAACTCTCGCTCTTGAGATAATGATTTTAGATTTTTGTAAAGCAGCTTTAGGTGGATAAATAGCTGCTTCGTTATTCTTTTCTAAAACTGGGTATACATGAATTTCACGAGCTGATGTATCAATTCCAACTCGCAAGCCTTCAGGTCTACCAATTGCGTTATACGCATCTACACTTAATCCGCAAGCTGAGCCCCATACATTAAATCGCACTTTAGGTGGCACACGCCCAGAGCGGCTAAAAAAATTAAAATCTATATTTTTATTAACAGTTGGCATGATTGCCTCCTTATGTGTTACAATTTAACTGGTTATTTTAGCTATGGACGTTACTAGTTGCACCTGGTAGCGTCCTTTTTCTTTGTTTTGCCCTCATTCGCAAATGAGAGGTATGGCAGTCTTTACATACAGCAACCACCTTCCCAATAGCGGTATTGTAAAGGCTGTAAGTAATATTCGGGGTAAGCTTGGACCCACAGTGATAACATCGTTTTACCATTTCACCAACATCTCCCCTGTAATCCACCAGTAGAAGATACCTACCGTTAGATATAAGAAACACGATCCGACAATAAAGCCCTCTATAATATCAGCTAACTGTGGCGCCATAGCAGCACGTCTAAGCTCCCGTTTTTCTTTGTATGTCATCGTACTCATCGTGTCTTTCACCTCCTTACTCTCCTATTCTTGCCTGGCATCTTTTCGCTAACCAGGCATTAAACGAATCTAAATGTATTAAGCGTTTACCTCCACGCTGTCCAATCTTCATGGACGGAAAATCAAAGTCCTCAGCCCATTGGCGAATCACTGCAGGTGCTACACTGGCCAATTCAGCAGCTTCATCAACAGTGATACATAGCTTACATCTATCCATTGAGCCCTCCTTATCAATATTTCATTCACTAAAAGGCTACTTATACTTAGGAGTTAGCACGGCGATATAGTTTGGCGCAGGCTCGACATCATCTTCAGTGATAACCGCAACTACTGTATCGTCGTCTTCCTTCTTTATAACAATCTTTGTGTATTGTTCTGTGTTTAAAATACTATTTGGTTTCATTTTTATTCTCCTTCCGAGATAATAAATACTTTTAATATATTCCGCTTTGAAAGGACTGATTATTGTGGAAATGATAAATGTATCATCTTCAAATGTTTCTGCCATCGGCTATGAAGATGGCATCATTCAAGTGCGGTTCAAAAATGGATCAGTATACCAATACTTCGGCTGTAGTGAAAGTTTATTTAAATCTTTTTTGAATGCATCTTCAAAAGGGAGATTTGTGCATCAGCATTTAGTCCATAAACCACAACGCAAAATTAGATGACTAATCATCTATCGGCACGCCAATTTCGGTATTGCACACATTCACAAAAGTGTCTGTCACCAATATCGTCGTATGAGGTGTGCCGTTTTTTCTTACCCATTCCACTAATGGTCTAGCTGCTAATGCTAGTTCTTTGTGTTCTTTTGGGATATACTCTTTCTCTATATTCATAGCTCCTCCTCTTTACTGCCATTAACTTTATTGACGGCTTAAGACCCACGTCCAGCAACTACAATAATCAAAATTCCTGTCAGCACGAGCCCTACAATATATCCGATGACAAACTCCATATTTTCACTTCCTCTCTACCGCCACTAACTTTGTTGGTGGCTTTTTACCATTCATTTGATTTCACCTTTTCGTTTTATTTTCATCATTTATTCATGTATAATATTTTTTGATAGGATAATGACATATGCTGAACTACTTGGTAACAAGTAGAAGTAAAGGATAAAAAGCCTTTACGATAACATCTTGGTGGTTAACCCACAATTAGAAATTCTTAAAAATACAAATAAAGTTATTTCTATGATTCAATCTTCTGCAAATACTCCATTTGCAAAAGCTTTTGACCTTAATTCTCAAACACAAGGAGCATTAGCATTAGCTCAAAATGTAGCTAATAACCCAATGCTTCAATTAGCGAAATCCTCTGGTATCGCTCAATTCCGTGATTTAGGTTTAAGAAAGGATGTTTACACGTCCCATTAGTAAGTAATTACTAATTGCAAATTGGGTGAATTCAAGGAATCTCCTGCTGCAACAGGACAACCTTGAGCCAAGACAAAGTAAATGCCTTGTATACTTTGTAAGGTGCAACGCATAGATGGTGAGTAGCATTACCAATAATCCATCCACGAGCGCCCAATATCCTATCCATTGCCACTAACGTTTGTTGGTGGCTTTTACTTTTTTACCGTTGCATGGTCTTTCAAATACGCTATTACATCAGTCATAATGTCTTCCACATTAGTGATCGTTAATCCATGTGCTATTGCTATGGAAATCATTGCGTCTACTATGCTCTGGTGCGTTGCTTTTGTAATGAGTTTTACTATTTTCATAGTTCCTCCGTTTTTCACTTTTTTAATTATCGGTTTTCCGTTATTTCTTTTTAAAAAAAAGAGAATCAATAGTTTCCATATCTAATTTTCCACTTGGCATACCATTAGCCACCTTATCAATTTCCTTTTGCGTAAAAGGGACTTTATTTGATAAGCGTTGCCCAAGCTGTGTTGTTCCAATACCAAGGAACAAGGCAAATCCTTTAAGAGTATGGAAGTTATTTTTAATAAATTCTCGTAGATTAGTATAATCAAATTCCATGATTTTCACCTCCTTTCATTATCGGCTTTCCGTACTTAAATAATACATCACTTTCTCCTTTCTGTCTATCGGTTTTCCGTTTAAGTTTGGTTTAATATTTACATTTGACGGATTTCCGTTTATAATAACTGTAAAGTTAGTCCTAGAGGAGAATGAATTATGAGTACCCAATTTATAAATCGTTTAAAAAGTGTCATGGCAGAGCACAAAATAACTCAGACAGAATTAGCCAAACGTACTGGTATCCGCCAATCTTCTATATCAGATTGGATAAATAATCGATACGAGCCTAAACAAGATAAGGTCTATCTATTAGCTAATGCTTTAAACGTAAGCCCCGCATGGTTACTCGGGTACGATGAACCTGATATATCAAAGCCTAAAGACGGCTACTACACTGACCCTGAAGCAGCCGAATTCGCCGAGTACCTACGCACACGACCAGGGGCTCGTATGCTTTTTTCTGCTGCAAAAGATATGTCTAAAGAGGAGATGGAAGAAACAGTCAAATACATAGAGTTCTTAAAATCTAAACATAAGTAATACACACAAGGGAGAGTGGTAGTATTGGTTATTAACCTTATCTATTGTGACTTACCAAATGCCAAAGCAGTTTCTGAGGAGTCAGAAGATGTAGACACTCATAATATCTACATTAATAAAAACCTCCCCCATGAACGCATGAGGGAGGAAATAAAGCATGAGTTAAGTCATATTATTCGTGATGACTTTTATGTAGATCATCACGTTAATTTAGTCGAACGTATGGTTAGAATGTCTCAGATTGAAGATGGAGACATTAACGGAATCGACTTTTATCATCATATTATTTAACACAGGGAGATTTTAAAATGAAAAAATTGTTAGTATTAGCTGCACTAGTTACCACAATGAGTGTTTCCGTTGCATCTGCAAAGGAATTCAATGATGCACGTTGGCAGTGGTTCTATTCCAATTCTGACTACACAGGGAAAGTCGATTTGAATACATTGTCTTATGACCCATCTACTGATACTGCTAAAGCGTGGGCTGTATGGATACGAACTACAGGAATTCAAGATTTAATTTCGTATAAGATTCATTTTTCAAATAATTCATTAGATGTATTCGATAGGAATACTTATATAAATGGATCCGATGAAATAAAGAGGAATCAAAATTTCAATGGTCAAAATCATGTTGCTGCACCGGGCATGGGTGATGAAGCACTCATTGCTTCTGTAAAAGGACTAGTAGGCCGTGATGCTAAATTAGTCGACTACAAGAAGCAACAAGCAGATGAAGCACAGGCTCGTGCTGAAGAAAAAGCTCAGCTAGAAAAGACACAACAGGAAGCTAGAATCGCACAACAAAAAGAAGAAGAACGAAAAGCTAAACACGAACGTAACCGTAGCATCATTAGAGGGATTTTTGGGATATAAAACGCATAACAAAGGAGGGTCTAAATGGATCTAAAAAAGCCAGAAAACAAAGGTGCTTTAACATCGAAAATAGCGGAGCTTGCAAATAACATAAGTACGTTTTTAAAAAACATACTAGGCTCAGACCAACACAAGGCGGCCCTGCTCTATTATTGGCTGCGTAATTATTTAAGATATATAAAACAAGAAGATACTTTTGACCCGAAGTATTTTCCGCAATTTAGGCCTGGTGACATAGTTAAAGTAGACTTCGGATTTGGGATAGGTTCTGAATTTGGTGGTCTGCATTATGCTATAGTACTGGCACCAAGTAATACTAAAAGCAGCACAGTCACTGTCGTCCCTCTAAGGTCTTTAAAGCCTAATAAAGAGAGCCCTAGTACCTTATATAAATCAGATGTTTATTTGGGGACAGAATTATTTACAGTCCTTCTGAATGAGTCCGGAAAGATGTTGGACAAATGTAGTGACTTTATAAAGGAAGTCGAAAGTACTGATCCAAAAACGATAACAGATAATGATATTAAACGTTTTGAAAAACAGCTAAAGGAGGCTAAAGGCCTGATTGCTAAGCACAATATAATTATGGAAGAGGTGTCGCGGTTAAACGCAGGCACGGTTGCTATCGTCTCACAAATCAGGACTGTAAGCAAAATACGAGTACAAAATCCTAAGTATCGTAAAGATGCGCTATATGATATGCGAGTAGATAAACAGGCCACTGATAAAATCCGGGCAGTTATAAAAGAGTTATACAATATAAAGTAAAACTGTAATAAAGTCCAAAAAATGTTGATTTTTTTTAACATCTATTCTATAATGTAAGAACAAAGGGGTTTAGCCCCAAACTAAAATCATTATAAGCGGTTTAGCCGCAACTAAAGATGGGGTCTTGTTCTTATGGAACAGGACCTCATCTTTTTTTGTTTATTATAAGGATTGAAGATATGGCTAAAAAACGAACCGATGGACGCTACCAGGTATCAAAGACGATAAACGGTAAGCGTAAATACTTTTATGGTACTACCAAAAAAGCTGCCATAGAAGCCATGGAGAAATACATAAATACAAATCAAGCATGTGCTAATTTCGACGATACTATTTCATTAAACACCTGGATTAATATATGGTTACAACTAAAGGAAAAAACTATAACCCCTGCCACATATCAAAGCTATACAGGCATTATCAATCGCTATATCAGAGATAAAATCGGCTGCGTAAAGTTAGCTGAAATTAAACCTAATACATTACGGTATGTATTTGAATCAATGGATGGATTGTCATCAAGGACTATATCCTACACCATGACAGTTCTAGGATCCATATTAGAGCAGGCGGTAAAAGATGACATCATTCCTAAGAACTATATGAAAAACATAGACCGACCAAAACAGGTTAAAGTCCGTCATATGGTAACGTTATCTGCAGATGAAGTAAAAGATTTCTTATCCAATATATCAAATACAGAACATCATGCGCTATTTAAATTAGCATTTGCAACAGGTATGCGCCGGTCTGAATTATTAGGCTTACGATGGTCGGATATCGATTTTAAGAAATCAACTATATCCATTTCACAAACAGCCCTCAAAATCGGATCTACTGCAGTTATATCCAATACAACTAAGACCACATCTTCAAAACGGATAATTGCCATTGATACGGAAACCCTCCAGGAGCTTATGAAGCATAAAACTGTCATAGACAAGCGTAGAATTAAAACAATGAACTGGATTAATAATAACCTTGTATTTCCTGGCATAAAAGGCGGACCTCGATGTCCTGATGAAGTCAGCAAGTTATGTAAGAAATACGCCAATTTAATCGGTAAGCCATCTTTTACTATGCATGGCACTAGGCATACTCATGCAACCCTGCTCATCGAAAATGGGGCAAATATGAAAGCCATACAGGAACGTCTAGGGCATGCTTCATTCCAAGAAACGATGGATACCTACTCACATGTGACACCTAAAATGGAAGATGACATCGTAGAACGTATTTCTAAAATATTCTGATGTCAAAATGATGTCAAACCACGCAAGACTTTATGATGTCAAACAAAAATAAGGGTTTACAGAATTACCTGTAAACCCTTATTTAATCAGCTTGGTGCGGTTGGAGGGACTTGAACCCTCACGAGCGTACGCTCACCACCCCCTCA